GAACAAGCAGCGTTTGCGTCTTCAAGAGCCACATATTCTGCCGCCAGCGTTGCAAGCGCGTTGATCGTCTGGGTCTTGCCGTTAACAGTCCGCTCCAGCGCGTCCGCGCGGCGCTCTGCGGCTTCGGCGCGCGCTTTCTGCACGTCCAGCAGCCGTTGCCACTCGCTCTGCGGCAGCCACCCGTGGCCTTCGGGCACGTCGTCGCGCAGGCGCAACTCCGCCTGCAACTCCCGGATCACCTCCAGCGCCGGCTCTGCGACCCAGGCCGCGTGCCACTCTTTCGCAGCGCGCTCTAGCCGCTCTACGCGCTCGTCTTTCGTGTCGGTCATCGTCCACTCTCCGGCTTGGGGTCCGCGTACTCGGCCTCCACGCCAAGCGGCTCATGTTGCGGCTTCCCACGCCACTCCGGCGCCCGCGTCGGCCGGTCCCGCCGGTATCCGGCGCTGCCGGCTTGGTGCAGCCCCGCGCACGTCTCGGCGAGGTCCGCGGCGGCTTTGGCAAGATCGCCGTTGCGGCGGTGCAGAGCTTCGTCGAGGTATTGGCGTGCGAGGTCCATCAGCTCGGCACCCTCTCCTGCTCGTGATCCTTTAGCTGGCGCATCTTCTGCTCGTCTTGGCTGGCGAGCTCGCGCAGCCGATCGGCGTAGCCCGTGACCACGCTCTCGATCAGGCTCTCCCACTCCTCGCGCTCCATCTGCGCCAGATCCGTCTTGCCAAGGCTCTCGAGGTACTCGCCGGCCGTCTGGCTCGCGGCCTCGAGGGCGTCCTGTTCGTTCGGTGTCGGATCGACCATCCCTTTGTTCCTCACCAGTATGTCGAGGCACGTTAGGCTGCACGCCCGGCCAAAGCGCCCGGGCACCCGCGCCAGCCGCGGGTCATAAGCGAAGCCGCGGGCACTACGCCGACACACGCTGCAAATCATCTTCGAACCAGGCGTCGACGATCTCCGTGTGCTTGCCGCTCGGCTTGATCGCGATCTGCGCGGGCTTCGGCAGCTCCTGATCGGCCCGGTTCAGGGCTTCGCCGACCGTGGTCGGGACGCGACTGCCGGGCAGGCGCCGGCGCCACCACTTGACGGCTTTCTCGCGCGGGTAGCCGCCGTGCTCGAGGCACACCCACTCGCGATGCGTGGCGAGCCCGCAGACATACTCGACACGCATGGAGTCCGGCTTGCCGGGCTTCTGATGCCGGCGGTAGGCGACGTGCATCACCGGCACCCATTCGGCCTCGATCTGGCTTGACAGGATCGCGGCCTTGCTCGCGCGCGCCTGGAGCTCCGGCTGTGGTTCCGGGAACTCATGGCCGCAGTGCGGACACTCGCGCACGCTGGCGTGCACGACCATGTCGCAGCCCTCGCACGTCTTGACCGGCGCTTCGCCGTCACCGTCGCTCGATGGCGGCGACGACGGGTTCACGTTGTCGATCGGGCCGTGCCGGTCGATGTTGCCGGCGAAGTCTAGGACCAAGCAGTCGTCCTTGCCATCCGCGCGCCGGGTGCCGCGGCCGACCATCTGGACATAGAGCCCGGTGCTCTGGGTCGGCCGGAGCATGGCGAGCAAGTCGACCTGCGGCGCGTTAAATCCGGTCGTCAGCACGTTCGCGTTGGTCAGGCAGCGCAGCCGGCCGGCTTTGAAGTCGCGGATCGCGCGGTCGCGTTCGGCCTTGGGTGTCTCGCCGGTCACGCTCTCGGCCGCATAGCCGGCCTGGCGCATGGCATCGCGAACGTGGTGCGCGTGATCGACGCCGGCGCAAAACACCAGCCAGGACTGGCGCGTCTGGCCGTGCGCGACGATCTCCTGCACGGCGGCCGCGGTGGTGCTGTCCTGGTCGACCGCGCGTTCGAGCTGCGACGGCACAAAGTCGCCGCCTCGCTTGCCGACGTCTGACACGTCTAGCTGCGTCTCGGTGCGCTTGGTCGAGACCGGCGCCAGGTAGCCTTCGTCGATCGCCCGCGCGATGCTGTAGTCAAACGCGATGCCCTGAAAGAAGGCATCCTGCCCGCGATCCAGCCGGCCGCTGTCGAGCCGGTAGGGCGTGGCCGTCAGGCCGATGATTTTCATGTCCGGGTTGATCTCGCCGAGCGTGTCCAGAAACCGCCGGTACATGGTGTCGCTGTTACGCGGGATCAGATGCGCCTCGTCGACCAGCACCAAGTCGGCCTGCTGCACCTGATAGGCACGCTTGTGGATGCTCTGGATGCCGGCGAACAGAACCTGCGCGCCGATCTGCCGCTTGCCGAGACCGGCCGAGTAAATCCCGACCGGCGCGTCCGGCCACAGGCGCAGCATCTCCTGCACGTTCTGCTGAATCAGCTCGCGAACGTGGGTCACGACGACGATGCGCGTCTGCGGGTAGGCCTCGATCGCCTCCTGGCAGAACGCGGAGAGAACCAGGCTCTTGCCGGTGCCGGTTGGCAGGACCAGGAGCGGGTTGCCGCTGCGCGTATTGAACCAGTGATAGAGCGCGTCGATCGCCTGGCGTTGGTAGGGGCGGAGGTTCATTAGATGGTCTCCACACTAGCAAACATGCCGGCCTCGGCCGCGATCCGCCCGCGCGCTTGCTCGGCATAGTCGGGTGATAGCTCGATCAGCGTGGCGTGACGGCCTAGCCGGTCAGCTACCAACCCGGTCGTGCCGGCGCCGCCGAACGGGTCGAGAACGACGCTCGCGACCGGATCGTGCACAGGGCAGTTGCACAATGGTTGCCAACCCGTCGTCTGACGGTGCGTCGTGCCGCGTGGCCACCCCTCCCAACTATTCGACGGGTCCATCGGTTTCTGATCGCCAGAGCCGCGACGACCTTTCTCCGCCGAAACGTCTTGCTGCGGGACGAACGTCGCCTCGGTCGTTCGCGCCCATGGCTGCCCACAATGCGGGCAGCAACCGCGCTCAGGCGTGCCAGCCTTGATACACCGCTCAGCCAGCGCGGGCGGGAACACGGCGAAGTGCGCGCCGGGGTATGGCTGGCTGCTGATTTCCCACACGTTGCGGAGGTTTCGACCGGGATTGGCAGCGAAGTTCTCCAGCGTTTTGCGCATGGACCGGCTTGGATTTACGCCGTTCCGATAGTCCTGGTCGCCGCCGGTCTGCTGCTTGAACGTGCTCTGCTGCACGCGGGCGATGCTTTGCGGTGCCGCTTCTTCCCTCACCGCCTCACTGTCGTAGAAGTACCGCGCGCTCTTGGTCAGCAAGAACACATGCTCATGCGCGGACGTGGGCCGATCCGTGACGCTCTCTGGCATCGGGTTCGGCTTTGACCAGATGATGTCCGAGCGCAAATACCAGCCGTCCGCTTGCAGGGCGAGCGCAACGCGGGCGGGGATCATGTACAGGTCTTTAGGCTTTACGTCCGTTGCCCGCCGTTTCCGCCCAGCACTCATCGCCCTTCCCGTCGCACCATCATAAGAACCAGCGATATGCGCGCCACCGTTAGCCGCGTAGCTATCCCCGATATTCAGCCACACCGTCCCGTCGTCCCGCAGCGCGCGCCGGACTTCGCGGAACACGCTCACCAGCTTGTCGATGTAGGCGGTAGGCGTCTCTTCAAGCCCGATCTGCCCATCCTGGCCGTAGTCGCGCAGACCAAAGTAGGGCGGGCTGGTAACGACGCATTGGACGCTCTGCGGCTCAAGATCGCGTAGCCGGGCCATGCAGTCGCCGGTCATAATTTGGACTGCCATCACGTCACCCCATCCGTCCAAATACTGCCGTCCGGCATCCGGTAAGACACCCAATCCCCCCCGGCGTCTTCCTGCTCACCCGGCACCAGCGACGGGATATACAAATGCGCCGGGCACCCTTGGCGCTGCTCCTCGACACTCAACGGCGCGTCCCACCGGGCGCAGTGCCACCCATTCTCAACCGGCGTTGCATGGAGACACGTCCGGCAATTCGCCTGCGGCAGCTGTCCGCCGTGGCAGACCGACCAGTGATCGCACATGCGGCACTGCCACCAGTCCGGGCGCTCGCTGATCTTCTCTGGCGGGTGCTGGGCATCGATGATGCGCTTGGCCTGCGCAATCAGGCGCTGTGCCTCGGTCTCGTCGGCCTCGGTCCGCACCGACACCACGCGCCGGCCACCGGGCGACGCCGCGGTCAGGTAGTGCCGGTCGAGCCCGGCATAGTGCATGTAGAGCACGGCCTGGGCGTAGTAGACCGACCGCCACCGCTTGAGCGCTGCCTTTTCGCCGTAAGTGCGCTTGAGCTTTTCCAGCTCGTCGAGTGCCTTTTCGCCGACCTGCTTGTGTTCCCAGAGGTGCCAGGTCTTGGGTGCCTGGATCAGCCCGAGCACGGCACCGTCGATGCTGCCTTGGAAGTGTCCGCCGTGGTCCGAGAACGACCACTGCCGGCCGCTGTCCGGATCGTGCGTCACGAGCATCAGGCCATCGACCAGGCGCAGGCGCTCGGCCATCAGATCCTCGCCGCGATGCCCGTCCTCGAACCGCTTTAGCGTGGCCGCGTCGAAGTCCGGCGCCGTCGCCCACCGAAAGCCGTACCAGGTGGCGCGCGGGCACTCCTTGCCGGCCTTGCTCATGCCAAGGTGCGGCCGCGGTGGGCGGGACCGACCGAGCGCTTCAAGCGCCCGGTCGACCGCCTCAAGCGTCGGGTCCGCCGGGGTCGGCAGTTCGGCCATGCCGGCTACCGCTTCCACGGCGGGGTAGACCCGCCGCCCTTATTGCCACCACCGGCACCGGCCATTTCCGGCTGCTTCTTCTGCTGGCCGGCAGCGGGCGCCGCCTGCTGCTGACCGTCGACCGGCTTGTAGCCGCTGACTTCGTTGACGTTCTCGCCGGTGTCCTGTCGCGGCTTGACCTTCACTTTCGCCAGCATCGTTTTGAAGTGCAGCTCCTCGCTGTCCTGGACCGACAGCACGCCGATCGCGTGGCAGATCGCCGACAGCTGCTTCTGCGCGATCTCCTGGGCCTGCTGGTTCGGGTTGACGAGGTTCAGCCGGTCCCAGACCTTCCGGCCCTGGTGCTCGCCGTCCACGATATCCATCTCAAGCCAGAGGTACTGGCCGTTGCCGTTCTTGGTGTTCATCATGTCCGACTGGACGATCTGCACCTTGTAGTCGCCGGGCGGCAGCACTTCGTAGGTGCCGGCAGGATCGACTTGGTTGGCGTCGAAAGTTCCACCGAGTTGAGCCATCGTTAAGCGGCCTCCTGGTCCTTGCTGGGAGTGGTCTTGCTGTTGCTGGTGTTGCTGGTGGCGGGGATATTCGGCAGCTGTTCGGCCAGCGCGCTCCAGTCGAGCGGCAGGTCGTCGGGCAGGCTGTAGCGGTTCTTGGCGAGAAACGCCGGGCGCTCGGACGTGTACATGCGGCGCTCGCCGCTGCCTTTCGCGCGGGTCGACTTCTTGTCCTTGGTCTCCACCACCGACACGCGGTAATTGGCGAACAGGACGATGTCGGAGTGCTCCATCAGGAGCGCGCTGGCGTTCTTGTGCAGCTTGACGATGTAACGGTCGTAGGGCTCGGTCTCGGGGTTCTCGAACCGCTTGACGTCCGTGTGTGCCAGCTGAATGACCACCATGCCCTTGTCGTCGCGCAGGGCGTTGAGTCCCTCGACGTACTCGCGCCAGACATTGACCGCCTCGACGTAGCCCTTGCCGTAACCCGGGGCTTCGATGCTGCTCCAATTGTGGCGCCGGCACGTCTCGGCCTGCACGAGCGGCTCAAGCCAGTCGGCGCTGTCGACCACCAGCGTGTCGAACTGGTGGTCTTCGCTGTAAAGCGCACCGAGGGCCTGCATGACCTCGTCGAACGTCTTGAGCAGGCCGAACGTGGGGCGGTCCATCAGGCCGAGGCCGTCTTCGGTCTGAATGAAAACCGGGCTGGGGGCATCGGCAGCAAAGGTCGTTTTTCCAACGCCGCTCGTGCCGTGCATCAGGATGCGCGGAGGCCGCTTGTCGGGGCCGGATTTAAGGTTGTCGAGACTGATGGCCATCAAGCCGTCTCCTTCTGCTCGATCGTGAACTTGGGCTTGCCGGCCTTGACCGTGCGCGCGGGCTCGAACAGGGCGCGCAGGCTGTCAGGCCAGTGCTTGTATGCGCTCTCCGGCACCTCATACTTGATGCGGAGATACTGTTCGGGCTCGTCGCCCCACTCGCGCTTGATCGTGCTGGCAACGTCGGCCAGCTGGCCCTGATCCCATTCCACGCGCTTGGGGATCTCGACCTTCACGCTCAGGCCGTCTTCGTCCTCCAAGCGCACGGTGCCGGTCTCGTTCTGCTGGCGAGCCCGCGTGCCGAAACGGTCGTCCATCGCGGCGTCGATGCACTTCTCGATGCCGGACAGCTTGCCCTTCTGCTCGTAGAGGTCCGACCGCAGTGCGGCGATCTGCGCCAGCGGCAAGTCGGCAATCTGGTCGGGCGTCATGCGCTCGACGTCGTCCAGGGAGGGGCGGTTCTTGAGGTCGGTCATTGGTATATCTCCTGGTTGCGAGAGGATTGCGTCTCGACCACGGCGCCGAACACGCCGAACACGAGCCCGAAGACGAAGACGAGCACCCCGATCAAGGCGAGCGCGTCTGCGGCGAGGCGCCAGGGGCCGGCGCGGCGGGCGACGCTGTGGATCGTGCGGGCGTCACGCATGGCCAAGATCCCGCACCATCTGCGCCGGATCGTCAGTGCCGACGATGAACGCCTCGATCAGATCGCGGTCGCGGATTGCCGGCGCGCCATTCTGGGTGTGCAGCCAAGCCTCCGGCTCAAGCGGCGCCACCTGCGCCATGCGGCGAAGCTGCTTGCGCCCGCTGGCGTACATCGTGACCGCGCCGCCATCGGCGCCGGCGTAGGTCACGCACAGCGACTCCAAGTTGATGTTGCGGACCCGGATCGGGCCGTGGAGTAGGACGTGCATGGTTAAGCGCCCTCCTCGGCCTTCGGCGCCAGCCGGCCGTAACCCATCAACATGAACCCGTGCCGATCAGCGAGCGCGCCAACCTGGTTTGCGTCGTCATCGTCGCGCACCGGCCAGACGCAGACCGAGCGGCCGGTCTTGACGTGCTTGTACCGGGCGACCGCATCGTCAGCATCCGGCGGCAGCGGGACGACCTTGCCGGTGCCGACGTTGCGGCTGTAGCCGAGCGCGCTCACCGCGTTGGCGAAAAGCTGAGCGTCGTTGCGAATGGCGTCTTGTTCCATGACAGCTTGCCTAGCGCTGGCATCCGGCGGCGCCGGCGGCGGCAGGAGGGACCGAACCGCCGCCGGCTGCTCGTAAGCCTGCTTGCCGGATGTCAGCCCCGATCCGCGGGGCGCGGGCCGTGCCGTTGGGTGGCGTGCGGCACCTACCTATGTACCGCAGTGGTACGTCGGCGTCAACAGCAAGCGTGTCGATAAGGTACAAAAAATGCTCTTGCGTGTGTCGTGCCGGGGTGGTACGTGTGAATCATGACCTTGAGCGAATACCTGGACCTTCACGGTCTGACGTACACCGATGCGGCGAAAGCGCTGGGGTGCGCGTCACAATACGTGTCGCGCGTTGCGCGCGGCGAACGCAACCCAAGCCCCGCTTTGACGCTTGAAATTGAGCGTTGGACGGGCGGCGCCGTGCGGCGCCAGACGCTTCGTCCGGACGTGTACCCGGAAGACACCGCCGCTGCCTGACGGAGCTCGCCATGCAGCCCTGGACCGACGATCTCCAAGCCATCGCGCTTGGCCTCGCCATTATCGCCACCATCGCGGCGGTGTTTGTGGTGGTGCCAGCGATTGCCAGCGAGCGCCGAGCGCGGCGCGACAGCCGACGGTACGCGCTTGGCCCGGATCGGAGGAGCTAGCTAATGGCCGCGCGCAAGACCCGCAAGCTGACCGACGCCCAGGCGCGCGCGATCTACCGCAGCGACTGGAGCTACACGCAACTGGCCGAGCACTACAAGGTCAGCCATCCGACCATCGCCGACATCAAACGGCATCGGTCGTACCGACACATTCACGAGAACACCTCGGGGCAGTCTGAGCCCAAGACTAGCGGTGGTGCCTCCGCCCCCATGACCACCACCCGCCCCGAGGTGACTGAGTCCGGCGCGGTTTCTCACCTCTCTGCCGCGTCGGATGGCCGTGGCTGCGGTCATGGCGGAGCCTCCCTGACCTCCCCGGCGGCGCACTCCCCCGCCGCCGGGGTTTCTTCTGATGGGGCGTGCTCGGCCTGTGGGTCCGCGAGCGCAACGGACCTGTGCGACAGCTGCCAGACCGTCGCAACGCGCTTGCCGGGTTTCGGCGAAGGGCCGTTGCCGCACTATGGCATGACCGGGCCGATCGAGCGTTGGCGGCAGGAGGTCGCGCGGCGAACCGTCAGCCGCAACAAGTCGCTTAAGAGCCGGCAAGAAAAGTGCGCGGTCAAGGAGCGGGTGTGATGCGCTATCTGTCCGTCTGCGCCGGCATAGAAGCAGCAACGTGCGCTTGGCATCCGCTCGGCTGGCAGCCGGTAGCGTTCAGCGAAGTCGACCGCTTCCCGTCCGCCGTGCTCGCGCACCACTACCCGGACACGCCGAACGTCGGGGACATGACCAAGATCGCGACGGGTGAAACCGATGTCGGACCTTTTGAGCTTCTCGTCGGGGGCACACCCTGCCAGTCGTTCAGCGTCGCCGGACTGCGAAAAGGACTGGCAGACCCGCGTGGCAACCTCGCGATTGCCTATCTTGAGATCGCTCGACGCTATCGCCCCCAGTGGCTGGTTTGGGAGAACGTCCCCGGCGTCCTGTCAAGTAATGGCGGACGGGACTTTGGTTCCATACTCGGGGGCATGGGCGAACTCGGGTATGGGTTCGCTTACCGAGTGCTTGACGCTCAATACTTTGGAGTGGCCCAGCGACGCCGCCGTGTGTTCGTTGTCGGATGTCTTGGAGACTGGCGCGGTGCCGCAGCGGTACTTTTTGAGCGCCACAGCCTGCAGGGGCATCCTGCGCCGCGCCGAGAAGCGGGGGAAACAGCTGCCCCAATCGCTGCAAGCGGCGCTGGAACAAAGCGCACGGGCAACGAACGGACAGAACACCAGCAGCTAGTCGCCCAATGCGTCACCACCGGCACTGGCCAGCGGTACGACGCTGAGACAGAAACGTTGGTCACCCACAGCTTGCGCGCGGACGGCCTTGACGCGGGCGAAGACGGCACCGGGCGCGGGACGCCCCTGGTGCCGGTCCCGTTCGACACGACACAAATCACCAGCGCGTCCAACTACAGCCAGCCAAAAGCCGGCGACCCGTGCCACCCGCTCGCAGCGGGCGCGCACCCGGCAGCCGTCGCCTTCACCTGCAAGGACTACGGCGCGGATGCGGGCGATAGCAGCCCGACGCTGCGCGCGATGGGTCACGACGGCTCGCACGCCAACGCGGGCGGGCAGGTGGCGGTGGCTATCCAAGAGGTCGGTAAGCGCACCGGCCAGAGTACCGACGATCCGCGTGCAGGCATTGGTATCGCAGAGCAAGGCGACCCGATGTTTACACTTCAAGCTGGTGCGCAGCATGGGGTCAGTACGCAATCCGCAGTCCGCCGCCTAACGCCAGCAGAATGTGAGGCACTACAGGGCTTTCCGCGCGGATACACCGCCATTCCCTACCGCAACGGCACCGCCGCTGATGGTCCGCGCTACAAGGCGCTCGGCAACAGCATGGCCGTTCCGGTGGTGCGGTGGATTGGCGAACGCATCCAGCAAGTGGAACGGATACACGCGCGGGAGAATGCGGCATGACCGACCAGCCCGCATCCTACATGGATCAGTTCGGCCGGCGGCTTGAAACACAAGGGGCTGCCTAATGGCGGATCTCGGCCGCACATACGAGGCGAGTGTCGACAGCGAGGCCGCCAAGGCGGCGTATGTCGCTCACCGTGAGTACGAGCGGCACATTGAAAACGTCCGCACAGCGCCAGAGGGCACCCGTAACAACGCGTTGAACGAGGCCGCGTTTACCATCGGGCGGATCGTAGCGCGCGGACACATCGCTGAAAACGAAGCGCTTGCCGAGCTCAACAGCGTAGCGAGCGAGATTGGCCTGCGGCCCTGGGAGATCAAGCGCACGATCGACTCAGGTTACTCGCGCGGCCTCGACCACCCTTGGGAAGACGACACCAGTCACGAAACGACGCCAAGACCGGCGAAAGCGCGGGAGTCACGCCCGCCGCCGAAGGCCGAACCGCAGCACAAGACCGCCGAAGCCAAGGCGATGTACGAGCGGATGACGCCAGTGCCGGGCACGCCTTCCGAAACGTACCTGCTAAGCCGCGGGATCACGATCGATCCCGAGCCGGCCGGGCACGACGAACAAAGCGGCTCGCTGGTGTGTCCGGTCGTTAACACGGACGGAAGCGTGTCGTCCGTTCAGCGCATCATCGTCGGCAGCGATGGCGTCAAGCGTAAGAAACTGACCTACGGCGACACGGCGGACGGTGTTTTCACGCTCGAGGGAAATGAAACCTACGCCGTCGCCGAAGGGCCCGAGGATGCGCTAACGATCCATCAGGAGACCGGCTGGACCGCAATCGCAACCTGCGGCAACGGGCGGCTTTATCAGGCAGCGCAGCACATCCCGGAAGGCGCGACCGTCGTGGTCATGCACGACAACGACCCCAACATGGGTAAGGGCGCCAAGAAGCTTGTGGAGTCTCTCCGGGAAAAGCTGTGCAAGCCGATCGAGCTATGGCCGCCGCAGGAGCACAAAGACGTCAACGCCATGCTGCAAGCTGGTGTCGATGTTGCCGCTTTTCTGCGCGATGGGCTAGAGCCGGAGCCTGCGCCAGCCGAGCCAGCGCAACCGCAGACGGTCAACAATGCCGATCTGGACCTGCCTGAACCCGAAGGGCTGGTGCGCGAGGTACGCGACCACATTGTCGACAGCGCACAATACCAGCACCGGCGGCTGTCGTTGTTCGCCGCCTTGCACGTGCTCAGCATGGCGATGGGACGTCGGTACAAGTTCGACGACAACATCAGGCCGAACCTCTACACGATCGGCCTGGCGCCTTCTTCAAGCGGCAAAAACCACGTCTTAAAGTCGG